AAAACCCTCTTTCTCTGCCATACGAGAAGTAACCTGTACTTCGAGCTGTTTTAATAGCTCTTCCTGATAGTTACGCTCAGCAGTAATAGCAAGCGCTTCACGTTTAAGTGAATTAAGAGTCTTCTGTGCAAGTTGCACTGTATTTTCAGCATTAGCTACTCTAGTCTGTGCCTCCTCAATAGCAGCTTGTTGTGGAGATGTAAATTCGACTGTCTGTGTAGGAGAAGACAACATACCTAGCTTGTTATCTCAGTAACTACATAGCGAGGAGAAGACCCTGCAATAGTTACAATACCTTGATATACAACTCCCATTTCTTGAGCAAATGAACCACCCTTACCATCATCATTTCCTGAACCCGCCTGAAGTACGACATGAAATATCGAAGTGCTTGCACTAGCACCAAGTCGCACGAATAGAGCATTCGTACCAAGATTCTGTATCATCCAAGCACCACGAGCTGGATTTGCTGCGAGCGCAGTTGTTGCACTCGCAATACTTGGAGTGTTCGTTGTATTCGCACCTGCAATAACTCGTTGTAAGTCCATATTAAGTTTCTCTGCTTATCGAACGTAATAATGTTTCGTATCTATCTCGAACTGCACGCTCTCTATTTACTAACTCTTTCTCCTTGCTATCTAACTGCTTCTGCTTCTCCTCTATGATTGTCTTGAAAGCAATCTCTCTTGCAATAATCTCTTTCTCTCTAATAGCAAGGGACGTATTCTTATCGGCAAAGGTAGCTCTAAACTCTGCAACCATCTCATTAAGCTTTTTATGTCCTTCAGAGACTATGAGTCGCTCAGCTTGAGCACCTTCTATCTTTTTCATAAGAGCATCCTCACCTGCTTGTAGTATACATTCTCTTTCAGATAAAGAGTCAAGCCTTTCCGTCAAAGTGTTGATAAGTTCCTCTGCTTGCTCCTGTTTCTTCTCCAAAACCTCTAGCTCTGTTTGGGCTTTAGCGCGTAGAGCTTCTGCACGACGTTCTATAGCACCTATAGGTACTAACGCCTCACTACGGGCAGTTTTGAGCCGCTGGAGGTCATCTGTGAGAGTCTTTATCTCTTGCTTGAGAGCTTCTTTAACCTCTGAATATACATTACGCTGTTCTTCCATTCGCTTGTCAAACTCTATGACTTCATCATTAATCTGCTTCTGTAGTCGAGCAAGCGTAGTGGTGAGATACGCTACTTGAGTTATATCGTTAGCTTTCTTCTTCTCAGATTCAAGCGTAACTTCTCGACGGGTAAATAACTGCATTACTTCTTAATGTCTGCAAACTCAGTCTTCTCTGCCTTCGTCTTCTTCTCTTTCTTCTCAACTTTAGTCTGCTCCTCTTCTACTTCTTTACGGATTTCCTCTTTAAGCTTATTAAGTGCAGGAGAGTCTACACCATCTGCGATAATAGACATGGTCTTCTTCTCATATGGGTCGCGCTGTTCATCAGAAGCTATAAACTTCTCTTTACCATCACGATGCATCTCACGGTCTACCAAATGCTTCGTAAAATGATACGCCAAATACTCTGGCATTTCGAGATAGGCACCTGCAGCGATTGTTTTCGCTTGACTGTCCCATGAGCAGGTAAAGTCTTCTGTCGTCCAGTTCGTGAAGACGTAACGCTTCTCGTTGTTGAACGTTTGTGGGTACTGCATGATTTATTCATTATATATAATTGAGCTAGCGAGCTCATCTTCACCCCTGTAAAGGGGCAAAGGGAGATAACTAGTGAATCGTAAGATAGATAGCCGAATATGTACCAGTAATACTGGTATAGATATTATGACCACCGATATTCGTAGCTGCAATAGCTGGAGCCATTGAGCCTGAAGTACCACCAGTAAGTGAACCAACTGCCTTACCTGCTACACCAGTACCAGTAAACAGAACGGAACAAGTTCCGAAAGTCTGAATCCAGTAGTAATACGCTGCAGTAAAGATTGCATTTGGTACACCAACAATCATACCTGTAGGAGTACCTGGCTCGACAACAGTTCCATCATAAGGATGCTTAAGAAGGTGAACTGTTGAAGAAGTCGTAAGGGCTACGACAATAGGGTCTTCAAGGTAGATAGTAGCTGTAGCTGCAGCAGCTGCAACTGCGTTACCATTGATACGATACAGATAGCCTGCACCATCAACACTAGTAACCGAAAGATAGCCACCTGCAAGTTGATTAACTGCAAGAGTCATACTTCCACCAGTGTTCGTACAAGTTACTGTTGTTGCTCCTGCTGCAACTGCAGCTGAAACAATCAAGAAGGAACCTGCAGGCTGAAGATTTGTTGCATCAAGAGCCGACGACTGGTAAACCTTACCAGCAATCGTAGCAACAGCACCATTCTTTGCATAACGATAACCGCGACCATCCGCGGTCTCCATATATGTTCCGATTGGCATCGTCTGGGTAGACGAGTTTGTGGCAATATCCTGTCCTGAAAGGATAGGAAAGCCTGTGAGTTTTGTAGCCATGAGAATTACTTAATTAATAATTTACGCTGCCGCGAAGATTCCTGACTGAGCTACCATTCGCCACACTGTACCATCACAAACTAGAGTTATTGTATCACCAACAACTGCTGTACCTTGTGTATTAGTAAGTGTCGTTCCTGAGATAGCTGTACCTGCAGCTGCTGTCTTAGCTTTAATCGTTCCACCAGTAACAGTGAAGCCAGTTGTCGTATCTGAGACAGTGAATGTATACCAGAGTCCATTAGCCGCGGTTGGTAGTGTCCAAGATGGAGAACCACTTGTCGCGCGGTTATTAAACGTCTGACCACACTGAGCTGCCGTTAATACAACTGTTGCCCCAACTAGTGCACTATCTGTAATAGTCCTGAGAGTACCTGCACCAGTAGGTGCAGCGGTAAACGCAGGAGCCGCAGTAAAGGTAGCCACACCAGTAACAGTAAGCGTCGTACCGACAGTCATAGCTGCTGATGCCGCAAGGGTACCAGTAACAGTAAGCGTCGAAGAAGCTGTTGTTGCACGAGTAAGAGTGATTGCACCAGTTGAAGTAGCACCGAGGACAATAGTACCGGAACCCTTAGCATCTATATTCAAGCCTTCGTTAGTTCCTGAGGAAATAACGGCAAGAGCGACACGAGCTGTAGCTGCAGCACCAGTAATACTAATACCAGTAGCAACTGAACTTGTGCTTGCGTCAATATAGAAGACAGGATTTGTAGCACCATTAGCACCAACAGCAAGAGCACCTGCAGCAGCCGATGTAATCGTCTGATTTGAGGTTATTTCACTACTTGCACCAGCCATCAGAGCTGGGTCATAGTTTTTCTGTTGTAGAGCCAAATTAGTCTTTTGATACTGACACTAACTCCTGAAAGTAGGGAGATAGCCGTTTCTCTTCTGCGCGTCTCCGTGGGTGATGCGCATGGCATAAAGTAATGCCGTTGTTAACCTCGTATCTTAGTTCTGAGAACTCACACTACCCAAGAATATGGTTTGTTCCCCAGTAATCATACGAAGTAATTTCTAATAATGACTAGACAGACGTGATAGCCGTAAGCTTTCCGTGACGACGTGGGTTGTCCGTAATCAGCTGACCACCAAGAGTGATGAAACTATTGAAGGCGAACTGATTCACTGACTTAATCCAGCCAGTCCAAGAGAAGCCAAGCGAGCCGACCTCATTATAGGAGTTACCTACAAAGAGCTTGCTGGCGACAGGCACAGGTTCACCACCGAACTGAGGAATTGCGGTTGGTAGAGCGTAGAAGTCTAGGAACTCCTCATTGAGCATGAACAGCACACCAGACGTACACTTACGGTCTGGGATAACTGGCATACCTGCGAATTCCATAGTCTTAAAGCCCGTATAACCCTTGAAGTTCTCTGCGAGCTTAACATCCTTCATGATGCGCTCTCCAGGCTGAAGAAGCGATTCATAAAGTTGCCAGACAACGTACGTCGTATACACCGTCGTAGGAACGACAGTTGCATCGGCGATAGCATTGTAGAGCGTACGCATCTTTGCGAGCGAGATAGTACCGCTTGAAGCAGTAACAGTCGAAGCAAGAGTCGTATAAGTTGCACGAGAGAGACCACCGATAGAAGCAACGGTATTGCCGTCATCAACTACTGCAGTAAGTCCGAGGAAGTCCTTAGAACCATTCCCAGTACCGTCTGCATACAGAATAGTGCCGAGGTCATCAGCAAGGTCTTGTGCGCGTCCACGCATTTCGACTGTAGCCAAGTCCATCACTTTCTGAATAGTGTTGTTCGCTGCAATTTCAGTACCTGGTAGGGCAACGTTCATTGCATAGAACTTTGGTGTGTAGACCATCAATACGCGGGTATCGCTAGCTGACGTTGGAAGAAGGTCAAAGCCTGCGAAAGATGTACCTGCAACGCCTTTCTGGTACTTAATTGGAAAGTCCATAGTAGACGAGCGGAACTTCTTCGTTTTCGCCAACATTGCTGTTGCGAATACGTTGCCACGCAAAACGGTATCAACGACCTGCGGGACTAGATAGTCCAGCGTAAGTGTGTCAACGCGATTTGTAAAAGCCATAGTGAATAACTAGGTGAATAATTAGAGAGCCTCACGCCAATTATCCCAACCTCGTTTAAAAGTCGTATCACTGGACGTGTCAGCATCTCCTTCTGAAGTCTCTGATGTTAGTGCTGCAACTCGCCCGCGAGCTTGTGCCGTAGCATTTGTCCGTTTAGAAGACCTCAGTTCGTAGATTTCATAGGCTTTATCGGGAGAAATCATAGATAGGTATTTCCCATCTTCACCAGTAGGGGAGAACTCATCAACGATAGTAAGTATATCTTCTTCCATCTTCTTTGAGAGCGGTTTACCCACTTTCTTCTGAAGCGATTCAATATACTCATCTAATGTGTCTTCATTCTCTTGCTCACTGGCTTTTTCTGCCTCTTGAGACTTTTTCAAGTAGTCTATTGCTTCTTTGACTGATTCTTCACGGAGCTTCTGCTCGCGTGTAAGCTGTATTTTCCATGCATCTTTGGCAACTTGAGAGTCGCCATAGAGCGCAGTCCATTCGGCTGGTGCATCAGAACCTTCAGTAACCGTCTCTTTGCGAGAAGCTTCGAGAGCTTCGAGACGCGCTTCGAGAGCTTTAACAGTCTCTATAGCATCTTCAGCTTCCTCTACTTTCCGCTTGAAACGTGAGTAAGGTACTCTCTGTTCCTCGTCTTCGGACTCAGACTTGGTGGCAGTCGCTACATCATCGGTTTTTTCGTCGGGTGAAGACGACGGAGTATCTTCTGCGGTTTCTGCTGGCGAGGCAGGAGTCGTTACCTCTTCATCAAACTTAAAGGTTTCATCCTTCTTGTCTTCTGAGAACGCCGTGTCTTGCGACATTGTTTCGTCCATGTATTGATACGGGATTGTTTTTCTTTATGGCAGGGGAACAGTCCGAGCGAACCTGCGTCTATTAAATAGCCTCTGCTTCGACAATTTCCTCGGTAACTTCAGGAGCAACCTCAATAGGTGTCTCTACAGTTTCCTCAGTAGTCGCGATGATTACTTCGTCATTCATGTGCGTAGCATTAACTGGTAATAATAACAGTATAACCTATTTTTATTTGTCAATGTGCTTTAATTCTCTCTTTTGCTTCTTACCTTCCCTGCTAGTCTCGCCGAGTATCTTGATAAGGTGCTTATGCTCTTTGACAAACTCTCCTTTCGGAAGGCATATCTTATCGCGGACTTTATCTTTGATACTCTTCATACTAATCCTCACGGTCTCTATCCGCGTCTTTAACTGCGTGCCCATGCTTATAATTGACCATCTTAAGACTAACACCCATCTTCTTGATGAGTTTAGCTTTAGCTTTACTGTGTCGTTCACCATGCTTATGACCCGATACGCGATGTAATGCATTAAGACCGATACTTTCTTTGAACTCTTTTTTGTTGAAGCTCATAATTGTATTTATTAGTAATTAACGCTCATGCCACTTCTCATGTGCCTCCTCTAGACGCTGTTTCTGTTTTGATGAGAGTAACTTCTTAGCTGCCATCTTCTTTACAATAATTTTACGGGTAGGAATACTCATATCTTATTGTACTTAGGCTTATCCTTCTCGCCTGCTATTAATACTTCAACGTCTCCCATATCAGCATCCTGTGCCGACGTCTCGGTCTGGTCGCTGATATAGAGGTCGGAGTTTTTGTTCATATTCTTATATTACCCTAGTGGAACGCTATGGAGTAACTGTCCACCCTGCTCACCTGGGGATAACTGAGGTGTAGCAGGTGGATTCGGTTGCTGTTCATTGCGATTCGCTTCTTCTGCCGAGACTATCCCGCCCTCAGCAGGAGCACCTGACTGTGCTGGCTGTTGAAAGTCGGGGAACATAGCTTGTGGTGGTAGAGCACCCTTCGCGATAAGTTGCCATGTGAGAAGCTCTTTCGCAGTCTCGTACGGATTTGGAAAGTCTAGACGCTCAAATAGATTGATTGGGTCTATAGCTTGTGCGCTCCATAGGTCAAGAGCTTCATTACGCTTTGTGAGTGGGTCTTTAGGAATGAGTGAACCTTCCTTGACGCTAATCTTGAGAGGCACTGTGAAATTAGTATTCTTGAGAGACGAACCCGTTGTACCGTGCTTATCAGCTGCGGTGAAGTTATGCTCCTCAGTGTAATACACATACATCATCTGTACCCACCAATTGAATATGGTTGATGCGAACTGCTCTATGTATTCTGTTACACCGCCACCGATACGCGAGGTATCAAGCTGATTAACCATTATTTTACCGCGGACAGAGTCCTCTTTCTTGGTACCTTCAGGTGTTGAACCAGATGTACCGAAGATGTTACGAAGCTCACCACGAGCGTCCTGAAGGTGTCTAAATACATCACTAGGTAACGCAGGGGCAGTATCACGACTATACGAAGCTCTAATATCACCTGAAGGCACCCAGAGGGGATTTCCTCGTGAAAGCTGAGTAGCAGCCTCGGCAGCTTGTTCCTTAGTAAAGTGAGTACCCGAGAGAACAATGCCATTATTCTGTGAGTCAACATTACGGTCTATCTGCTGGTAACGACGATTCACAACGTCTTGAAGAGGAATGTTCTGCCACATGAGCGAAGTCTCATCATGTGGTCTGCGACCAATGCTAAAGATAGAGAGGAAAAGATATGGTATCTCAGGCTGTGTAAAGTGATTCTGTCCCTCAACTTCCTCTTTTGACTTATTACCTGTAATAGGGTCTTCTATATCAGCTTCGCCTGAGTAATTCCAGTGCGGATTTTTATACTTTCCAAGTACTTCTGAGTCAAGCATGAAGAATACATCACGCGGAGTCCACCATTCAATATAGGTAACTTTCGTACCCATATTCGTGTCTACTTTTGCAGTAATAACCTTCTTAAAATCAGGGAATAGCTTCGCAAGCTTTGAGGCAGTACATCGCTTCTTCTCTCCGAGGAACTCACCATTGTATCTACCACCAACATCTATCTTGGCATTCGGGTCGAGTATAAGACGTGATGGCAATACCTTCTCAGTGTCAATCTGATTATCTATAGCGTTCCACTGTATCTTGGCACAACCGATAAGATAGATAGCCCAATCTCTCGTTACGCCCTTAAGTATCATACGAATACGCTGGCGGTCTGCTTCATCGGCAAGAGCGTTCTGTACATCTTTTGCGAGCTTATCAGCTGCTTCTTTCTGCATCGGGTCTTGCGAAGCATTGAGAGCTACGACATTAGCTTCAGGATTACCACGAGTAGCAATAGGCAAGAATGTCTCAAGAGCTTCGAAGAGCAAATTGTCTACCAGAGGACGGCGCGTACCAGCTGTCTGCATCTCATTAAACTGCCGACCAACCCAGTAATTTAGGTTATCTTTCTGTTGTTGCTTGATTTCCTTAGAATAGTTGTCGTAGTCCGATATCCACTTAGCCGTAAGTGAGATAATCTCTTCATCTGAAAGTGTAGACTTAAACTCAGGTAGTGGCTCTTGTTCTATATTCTCATCATCTTCTGACCTACGAGCTTTGTTTGTTTGACCGAAAAGACCTTGCACACCTCGTACTGCATTAAAGAAATTGTTACTATTTTCCAGTGCCATATTTAGTTGTTATATGAACGCATAGTACCATGTCTTTCGTGTCAATACTGACGAGTAGGGGATAACATATGCTGTCCATCAGCTGATGTCATATAGCCAAGCGTGCCTGTCGTATCTGCAATGTTAATAATAGCACCAGCTCCACCCATGAAGCGGTCTATACCTGCGCGATAGTAGACTGTGGCGTGTACCCAGTCGTCTCTATCACTTCTCTGCCACTTATAGATAGGCACACCAAGCTGTGATTCAGTTACGACGCGGTATATATGACTCCAATGAGTCCAGTAATCATACCAATCAGTCTCATTCCCATAGATAGGAATACGGCGGTCTGTAAACTCATCAATTAGAAGCTGAATAGTCTTATTACGCTCGATAGTAACTTTCCCCTCATTATCATCGAAATCAAAGAAGTTCTCTGAAGTGGAGTCAGAACGATAGTATGCGAGGAATATACGGTTCTTGTACTTCTCCCGAAGCGCACGAGGGGCTGTAATATCTCCACCTTGGTCAATAATCATGATAGCTCTATCCCACCGCTTCATCAGAGCATCAAGCTCTTCATAGCCCTTACATTCTCCATAGTAGAAAATACCCTTCTCGTTGCCGATAACATAGCGAATATCAATACCTGTATCTACGCCGATAACAATGCGCCCGTCTTGACGATTAATCTCATCAGTTAGGTTGCGCATGATAACGTCCTTCGTTACTGCGTTACCACTACCGACGTATGGAATACCGAGAACGAAGTTAGCAAAATACTCAGGTGTCTTAGTCTGCTCTAGCTGTTTTACCATCTTCGCGGTGAACCAAGGAGCCATGAGCAGTGAAATCCAATAGCCTGAAGCTTCTTTATCTTGCCACCGCTTTACCCACTGTCCTTCATGGCGGTCTAGTACCTTCTTGCACTTAGAGCAACCGAAGTACCACTCCTCGTCTTTCTTGAGTACGTTCGCCATAGTCATGTATTGCTGTTGCCCACAATGCTCACACTTAATGAACCAGTGCTTCTGGTCTGATATATTCCATAGCTTATCTACGCCGAGGTCAGGGACTGATGGGTTAGAGAATAGCCACTGCCAGCCATACTTAGAGTGCTGAAGACGTGAGTAATACTGGTCAACGACCTTGAGGTTTGAGCGGTCTACTTCATCGTGCACGTTAAGGTCTGATGAAATCATAAGAGCTGCACGCTCACTCCATGTACCACGGTAATAGATGACAGACTCTCCGACCTGCTTCTGCTCAACTGTGTCGCGGTCTTTAGTCCACTCCTGCATGACAGGATTCTGTTGAATAATACGATTCGTCTTGGAAGTAACGAAGTCATGTACGTCTCCATACGTTGGAAGCGTATAAATCATGTCCATCTTCTTCGTCTTTGCAAGCCACATGCTCTTGATGATAGCCGTGGTGCTGAAGCCAATCTGAGCAGCCTTACGAATAGCCTGATGAGGCGTGAAGTCCTCAAATATATCCCAGAGAAATGCGTGGTCTTTGAAGTCTAATACACGTCCGACCTCATTCTTTATCTGGTGCTGTTCAAGAAAGATATGGATGTCAGCTGCGCAAAGCTCCTCTATAGTCGCCATGCTATTTCTTCGTCTTCTTCTCTTTGAGCTTCTGGCTTATCTCTGCTGCTAGCTTCATAATATCATGTGTAGGAGTGATTATCTCTCCCTTAGTCGTCATATCAGTCTCAGTGCGGTCTGAGAACTCTACCTTACGCTTACGGCGTAGATATTCCATAGCTAATCCTGCATCGAATGAGATATTTTTAATCACAGTCTGACGCGCAAGTAATACAGGTCTTGTTCGTAATCCATCGAATCTGTCAGCCAACTCAGGTTGCTTCTTTATATTCTCATAATAAGTCTGCCGAGATATACCAGCATAAAAGCACGCTTCTTCTACTGTTGCGTCAAGAGCAAAAGCACCTTCTAGTTTGTTGACAACTTCAGGAGTGAATACTGTCGGTCTTCCGCCTTTATCTTTACTCATAAGACATTCATTTTACGCGGATAAATCTTGTAATAGAGATTTTCATGAGGCTGTAGTGTATCTCTCTTGAATACTCGTGAATACTCTCTCCTATCTCCTGCGCGAATTAGAGTATGATATTTACATAGCTCGCAATAGGCACGAGTACCCTCTATACCCTCATAGAGTATCTTCATCTTATGGACGTTTTGTTTGTTGTCGCAGTTCATTTTCATCTAGTTTCCTAAAGAAACACTTAGTACATTCCCAACCGCCTGCTTTAGCATACGCCACTTTCGTTATCTGTATGAGACAGGTCTTACATTTCGGGAGAGCCATATTAGATAAGAATGAGTAGCATTAGTAACCATAAGAGAGAATGTCCTGTTACTAGCATATAAACCATAAGTAATATCAGTATTAGTCTCATGTTTTCTTTGGTGTCATCATAACCATTCTACATGTCTCACGAGTTAGATGATTCTGTTTATCACGGCGATTATCTATCTTAAGAGCCCATCGGCGCATTACTCGATTATCTGCCCTTATCTGTGGTGGGCTCTCTTTAGTCTGTACCATAAGCAAGGAGAGCAGTACTGTCATCATCTATGAAGTAGTACTTCTGCCCGTCGTGAGTAGCTACATCTACTGCCCATGCCTTGAATATCAATACATCGCCTACTGCATAACGGCGAGCATCTACATCTTCACCAAGCGCGATTATTGTTCCGCGCTCGGCGATTGTATCAGTCTTAATAGCACCGACTGATACCTCGGGGATATCAAGCTGAATCTTATGATTTAACGGCTTCATTTTGTTTTGGCTTATCGGCGATAGCTACGCCGTGAGTAATGAATGTACCCGCTGTCGAGAGCGCATTTTGAAACGCACATCTTGATACTTTTGCGGGGTCTACAATTCCTTTCGCAAACATATCTACTGCATGTCCATTGTCTGCGTTATAGCCTTTCTTATTCGGCAAACGCTTGATGATAGCTGTGTAATCTTCTCCCGCATTCTCAATAATAGCTTTGAGCGGAGCCTTTAGGGCAGTGCATAGTATCTGCTCGCCCACAGAATGACCCTTAAGCTTATTACTAATGCGGTAGAGACACATACCACCACCTTCAACAAGCCCTTCCTCAAGAGCTGATTTAGTCGCGTTGACCGCGTCCTCAATCTTATGTTTGAGGTACTCACGCTCTGTATCTGAGTGAGCACCCACCTTGATGACAGCCACACCTCCTTCAAGGCGGTCTGCGCGAGCTTCAAGCATTTGCTTCTCATAGATATTCTGATTATTTGATGATGCGATATGGAGGAATTGAGCGTGATGTTTAGCTTTCTCACAGGTGTTTACTATGACGGTTTTTCTATCACTTACAGTAATACGCTTTGCCTTACCGAGGTGTTCTATCTTTACCTCGGAAAGCTTTAGTCCACTCTCATCTGATACTAGTGTACATCCTGCAGCTGCAGCCATATCTTCAAGGTCATTCGCTTGATTTATCTTAATGACGAGCGAATTAAATTGACCATTAGCTTTAGCAAAGACAAGCTGTCCTAGTGCCGCATTATCAATATCGGCTACAAGGAATACGATAGTCGAAATCTTATTTGCATCTAGCTGTTCCATAAGTCCTTTAATCTCTACGAGAGCACTGATACGTTTAGCTGAAGCAAAAACTGCTACGTCTTCATACTCTGCAATACCTTCTTTTTGATTCGTGATAAAGAGCGGATGAGCATAACCATACTTCGTCTCAAGTCCTTCAGTAATAGCAAACTCTACTTCAGGACTAAACTTATTA